ATGACAACTGATTCAGAAATTGCAAAGGCTTCAATTTCTCAATTGGAAGAGATAAATGAATACGATGTGCCAAGCGATGAAGTATTAAAAAATGTTACATTTAAAATTGGGTTTGATTATAGTTGGGACACTTTAACTGAAATTGAAAATGACATTGATACTTATGACGTTTCAGATTTAACTAATATTATCAATGTTGATATGAAAGAACTTGTAATGAATTATTATAAGAAACTTATACTTTCATATATTGGTTATAGAAAAATCGAGATGATTCGAAATTGGTCTAATGAAAATGAAGTTGAAGTGAATAGTATTTTCAATAATGAAGTTTTAACAGACGAAGAAAAATTAGAACAATTACAAAATTTTAATACTAATATAGATTTTATTTAATATAAAGGGGAATTATAAAATGAAAATGAAAATAAGTATTAAAGAATTTAAAAAAATTAGAAGGAGTTTGAACGAGTCTAGTTCAAGGGTCAATAGATTAAGTGTAATATTGAATAATTTAAAAGGAATTAATCCAGATGAACTAATTAAAATGTATAATGAGTTAAATAATGGTGAACTATCAGAAAAGTTATATGACCTAATAATAACTCCTTCTTCTGGTAGGGATTATTATTATGATTATAAGTTTAAAGGTTTAATTAATAAAGCCCTAATTTCTTTAAAGAAAGTTTTAGTTAAACTCGGTATTGATATGGATAGTGAGGATAGAAGAAAATCTTTCTTTGATGATATTTATAACGAAAATTCTCAATTGAATGATGATATTATAGGCCTAACACTTGACCTTAAAGAAGTTGATAATAACGAATTTAAACATTGGGCGGATGCTAGAAATTTTGTTGACAAATATAATGTAACTAAAAAATTTATAAACGTCCTCAAAAAACTTCCAACTAAAGAAATTCTTTCACTTCAAAAGTCTGGTATGGATAGAATAGAATATAAAGATATACCGCATGATGAAAGTATTTATGTGGCCGGAAGAATTAGTACATTCACAAGTGAATATGCTGTAACTATCTTTGAATTTGGTAGTAATAATTCTTGGACGTTTAATGTAAGTGTTTCATCTTCAAATCGAATTTAATATAAGAGAGGATAAAAATGAGAATAAATACTATTTTAATGATAAAAGAGGCTTTATCGAATAAAGAATACGGAGCTTTAGTAAAAAAAGATCCAGAATTAAGAGGTTATGATGATTATCATAATAATGAAAAAAAACCGCTTACACCATCAGCTCATATTTTCAGGGGTTCAATGGAAGATTTATTAAACAAAATTCAGAATACAGACGACCAAAAAGAAAAAGATAAGTTAACTGATTTGTTATTAAACAATGCTGATAATTATTCAAAAGAAATAAATAAAGAAAGTAATGAATATAGAATGGTGATGAAAATAATAAATGAGGTTAAAAAAGATAAGAATTCTTTTAAATCTTATTTAAAAGACCAGATTAATAAAATAAACTAATTAAGGATTTTAAAAATGATAAATCAATTTAAAAAATTTTTATTTGAAAGTCTTGAATCTGATGATAAACAATTAAAAGAAGCTGAATATGAATATAAAAAGATTATTGACGTAATTAATAAATGGATAGAACCGGGTTATGACCCCAGAATAATAAAGTTTAGTAATGACACAATTGCTATACAAAGACCCGGATATTATTTAATTATTGTTAACGATTCAGGGAGTAATTCGATAGGTAGTTATGGAAGACTTGCAAATGGAACTCCGGGAATAGAACTTAGATATAAGTTTGATGATATGGAAGGTGCTCTTGACGGAATAGTTTTTGAATACAGATCAGTTTTTATTCATGAATATATTCACCATTTAGATTATATTCGGGCCAATGATAAAATGCCGGCTTCAAGAATTGATGACCGTTCATTTAAAAGTTTAAGAAAATATCATTCATCCCCATCAGAATATAATGCTTGGTATCAAGAAACACTTCATATACATGAAGATTTATTATATGATGTAATTACTAATCTGAGTAGTAATATTAAAAAGGGTGTTAAAACTAAAGAAGCAGCACTTAATATTATAACAAAAGCCTATAACCTAGATGATTATGAAAACTGGAGAGAATCCCTAAAGAACTGGCACCAAGTAGAAATGTTTTTAACTGATAAATATAATAAAAAATGGAATAGAAGATTATACAGATATTGGAAAAGCTTAATCCCCAGAATACAAAAAGCTTTTGATGAAGTTACGGAGGATTTTAAAAGTGATAAATCAATTTAAAAAATTTTTAAATAAACAGTTGGATGAGTCCAGAAAAAATCCAGACTTAAATCCGAAAGTACCAGCGTACCAACAATTATTAAAATATAAAAATAATAAAGATATATTTATTTCATTTACTGGAATAAATAAACTTGGTATTAATCCGGACAGTGGGTTTGATACTCCTTTGGGAATTTATACATATCCATTAAAAGAAATTATTAAATCTTCATCTGAAAATGGCAGAGCATGGAAAAGTGAACAAAGATTGAATGTTCCTTATGCTGGAAATGCAAATTATATAAATATAATACAACTCAATAAAACAGCAGGACGTTTTATTGATGATGCTTATAAATATAACTCAAAAGATTTTGATGATGATTTTGCTATATTATGCAAACTTTACGGTGATGGTCCAAAAATGTTATTGCATGATGCAAAGACAGAAGCAAATATTAAAAACCCATTTGGCTATATGTGGTATATAACCTCTAAAATAGCTGAACATAAATTTCCAAATGATCGCACTAAAAAAATAACTTATTGGAATAAAATTTTTAGAAAAGATTTGGGTATTATTGGAGTTGCAGATAAGTTCGGTCAAGGTATAATTCATCAAGCTGAACCTATTCAAGCAGTATTTTTTAGTTTAACTGACTTAACTGTACTAGATAGAATTTTAAATAAAAATTATCAAGCTGAAAAAGATTTATTATATCTTAGTTTGAACACAAATATAATAAGTAAAAAAAGAATAAATCCACTAACATACTTTCTTGAACTTAAGTTTGAAAAACGTCATGGATATGAAATTAAACAACTTGTTAAAAAAGCTTCGTTCAAATTAAAAACATTAACTAGTGATGATATTGCAGGAGCTGAAAATATTATAAATAATTTAGAGTCAACTATAAATAATATTGATAACACTAAAGTAAAAATTAAAAGACCAAAATTTGATAAAGGAGTTTAATATAATGGACAATAATACAATTAATAAACAATTCGGAGAATTAGCTTGGAAGAACGAAGCAGATAAATTAAGATCATTTATAAAAAAATATCAATATAAAATAACTTCAGACGAAGCAGACGAAGCTTATTTTAATTCAGCAAAACGTGGAAATACTGAAGTGATTGAAGTATTACTTGATACTGATTGGTGGAGTCCGAGCGGTGATTATAATAAGGCTATAGAAGTAGCAGTTTCTAACGGTGAGCTGGAAGTTGTAGAACTTTTATTAAATTCAAAAAACTTTAAACTTGGTTCAGCAAAAAATGATGTTATATGGGGTTTAATGAGAAATGAAACTCCGAAGGCTGTGGAATTAGTTAAATCAATAATAGAATGGGAAGAAGTTAAAGAAGATAACCATTTTAATCAATATTATATGCAGAATGTTAAAGACTGGTTAGAAAAACAAGATAATAAAGAACCAGAAAGTCAAGATGATGAATCTCCTGTTGATGATGGTTGGGAAGAAATGCCTTATTCATCTGAAGACTTTGAAAGTATAAAAACAAAAATTACAAAAATGATTGAAGATAATAGTTGGTTTGTTGAGGATGATAGTTCTGAAAATAATATAACTTTTGCATCAAGAGAATATGGTGATACTTATAATGAAAAACCAGGAAAACGTGATAAAACTGAAGCAAATAAAATTATGTATAATTTAAAAGATTACTATCCAGATTTAGTAATAGTTGGTTCTACTGTTGATGAATGGGTTCAAGTTACAGTAAGAAATAAAAAAAATAATAAACCTGTTAATGAACAAAGACATACATGGAATATTTATGACCCAGAAAGACAGAAAAAAATAAGACAAAAAATAGACAAACAACTTAATAAAGATAAAGAAATTAAAACCGTTGAAGATAGATGGGTAAATTTAGTTGGTAAGGATTTAACTGAAGCTGTAAAAAAATATATTATAAAGAGGATATAAATGAAAATTCTAACTTTGATAAGGAATAATGCAAAAGGTATAAAATTACAATTATATGATGGAAATAATAATTTAATAGATTTTACCGATTATACTTATGAAAATATTTTTTTAAAAGCAAAAAAAGAAGACGAACTTATTGAAACTGTTTATGCACTTAATATTACCGGATCACTTATGACGGAAGGAACTTTAAATTGGATCTCTTTTGATTTTAATTCAACCATCTTTGATACATTAGATAATGATACATATATTTGTGAAGTTATTATAGAAAAGACCCCATCTAGTTTTGTTAACGCCAACATAGATGGGACCAGAGAATATAGATTTAAATTAATTATAGTGGATAGTTTTATTTAATTGGTTTAACTTCATCTGGAATATCGTAATCTTTAAATATCAATGATAAAAGAAAATTTTCTAATATATTTTCCAGTTTATTATAATATTTAAACTTACTAGTGATAATATAAGCATATAAACTTTCAAACGAATTCCAGTCTTTTTTCTGGAATTCGTTTCCCATAAAGAATTCCCAAATATAGTTCCAATCATTAGAAATAAACTCTTTATTTTTTATTTTAAAGTGCTTATTTAATATTTCCGGATTCACTTTATTCTTTCTTGAGGTTGTTTTAATAAATAATCCATCATCAGTTGAAATATATTGTTTATATTCAACCAATTCATCTTTAATGTAAACTTCATCAAAAGCCAGTTCCTTTAAAATACTATAAAACAAATAATTTTTAATTAAAGATTTATATTTACTAGTATTTTTTTCTGGTGCCCATTTGGTCAATTCGGCATAATCCAATCCAGCTTCAAAAAACATAAAATCTACTTGAACATAATGACCTTTATTTCCATATTGTTCAACCACAACTGACATAATTGTACCGAAATATTTTTTTTCTAGGTTCAGGTTCAGACAGTTAAACATCCAAGATAATACTTTTTTATCTACTGGATAGTTAGAAGTAAAACCCCATCTATTTTTAATTTCTTTCCAATCTAACCCAATATCCAAATCTCCTGAAGAAGAATCCTTTTTTAATGCGGATCCAAGCAATTGGTACTTTCCGCCAGATATTTTTTTGATTATAGGTTCTACATTATATTTAAGTGTACCTTTAATATATTTCTGTTCAATTGGTTCTACATTTTTAAACGCATTACCACCCATTTTAAATTACCTCCAATGCTGTTATTGATTTATAAAAAACAGTTTCTTTCTTCTCTTGTTCAATATAACGTAAAGTATCATTTATAGTAAATAATAGATTCGGATAATCAGCTCCACAAGTTGTAGTAGTTATATTAGTTTTTAAAAAATAATTTGCACCTTTAATTATTTTTTTGATTTCAGTTTCACTCAGCCCGCATTCTTTACTACTCCAAACGTATGGCATAGAGACCCTAGAGTGTTTTGGTGTATTAAAATTAATAATTATTTTAAACTCATCAAACCGCATCCGTTTATCGTAAATATAATCGTTTTTTATTGCTAAGGTTAACCCACAATTTTTTTTTGAATTATAATTATTACCCAAGTTGAAAGTTGCATTATAGTTTATTAAACTATAATTTTCAAACCCATAAGTTAAAATTTCATCTATTAAGTTGACACAGATCTCATGTTTCCTACTAAACTCTTTTAACTCCTCTGTTCTGGTTCTTCTGTACATTTTTAAATACCTCCTTAAATTTCATCTATTATTTTATTTAATACAACTTTACCAAAATTATCAAAAAACTTTTTAGACTTGTCAAAAATTATATTTATGGTTGGGTCATTAGCTCCAAATAAATTCAAATTTAATACTTGGGGTTTATGCTTATTCCAAAATGTTACTTTATATCTATACTTTTCTATTCTTTCAAAATTATCTATATCATAAGTTTTTATTAAATATACTTCTAAGGTGGGACAATTTTTATAATCGTCATCGGTTTTCATAATATGAATTGATTGCCATTTCATTTTCCGGCTTTTGATTACAAAATTACTGAATTTTTCTAGTTTTAAATACTCTTCCATTTCATTAAAAAATAAATTTACAAAATCCATTCTAAATTACCTCCATACACTTATTCTATAATATAATTATACACCAACCACGTACCGTTGTACAATTTATTTTCAAAGGAAGGTAACGTGGTATTATAAATAATGGTGTACAAATTAAGTTTTTTAGTGTATAATTATATTATGAAAAAGAAAAAATTAAAAACAAAATTCGATAAAATTTCTGTTTTGAAGGAAATGTCTCGTGATGTTTTTTCTGGTATAAATATGAATACACAAAAATTTGTGGATAAGAAAAAATATACTAGAACACAAAAACATAAAAAGACTGAACTTTAAAATAGGAGTTTATATAAAATGGCTAACATATATTTACTAGATGGTGAAAATGGTAATGATTCTAATACGGGTTTAAATAATTCTTTTGATAAAGATAATCCAATCTGGACTAATGCTGTTAAAACTTGGGCTAAAATGAGAACTTTGGTTCATACAGCAAACGGTGATTTTGTATATATTAGAGGAAAAAAAGATGATGCATCAGATTTGATTTATACTGAAATTTTTCTACTTCCTTTAACTAACGAAAATAGTTTTAAAACTATGTTTATTACACAGGCTTATTCTCACATTAAAAGAAAATGGGAATATTCTTATCATGGAACTTGGGTAACTATTCAAGGTATCGATAATCCTATATTTAGACCGAATACAACTACCCAAGAACCTTTTAGAGGTTATGTAACTGGCACCAATGATAAATGTCAGGGATTTATTATTCAAGATATATCCATAGATGCTATAAACACTACAAATATTTTTGATACTCAGTTGCTATGGTTTACTGGAATAATACGAAGAGTAACATTTTTAAACTCTAAACGAATGCACTTCGGTTATTCCTACGGATTAGAAGTAGTTTTTGATGATTGTTATTGGGGTGGAACTCTGTTCTTTAGCTCCAGTTCTGGAACTGGTAAGATACTCAGTTTTTACAACTGTGATTCTAGCGATTTGAGTGTATATGCTATATTACCCCTCAATCCAACAGTATGGCAAAACTGGAAGTCTACTGTAGACAGCTTTTATTTGAATTTCTCAGCTGGAACACTAAGTAACATGAAGATGAAAAAATTCAATAATAACAGCTATGGAAACCGGACCTGTCGAAGAATTATTGTTACGGAAGAACTCACTTGTTCTGGATATGCTCATGATTTGTCTCAGTATTATAGTTCAATTATAACAGGTAACGTCAAAGGAGTTTATGGAAATCATTATTTTAAAAATTGTATATTTGTTAAAGACCTTAGTGGTGAAGCAGAATGGACTCCTGTCTATACAGATTTAATAATGGAATTTGAAAATTGTATTTTTGATTATCCTAGACCGGTTGAACTTGAAGAAGATAGTGGAGGTAATCCTATAAATGATGTTAGATATATAAATTGTGTGTTTAATACTGATGTTAAACTAAACGCTGATTATACTTTGCAAGCAATAAGTCCAGCACGTAAAGAAAATTGGACAGGTGAAACTCCAATAACTGAAGATTTAGGAGCATTCCCATACGAAATTCCACCAGTGATTAGAGATCTAAGTATATCCGGAACATCAGAAGATATATTAGTTTCATTCTATGCAAAAGATGATCAAGTAATTCAAACATTAACAGCAGAATATTCTTTTGACGGAATAACCTATTTTCCAGCAACTTTGAATTACAACAAAATTCCGGTAGTTAAAGCAGACGAAACCGACTTTTATAATATTTTATCATGGGATTCTTATTCAGATTTTCAGACTGATGAAGAAGTTTATTTTTCAGTTGTGATAAACGATGGTGTTACTTATTCAAATAATTTGACTTCAGGTGTATTTCCAGTATCAAACGGAAACATTCCACCAAAGATGGCTCTACAAGCTACAATAAATGCTTCAGTTGAAGAACCTGAAATATTGAAAGCAAATGTGACAACTATAGAGTCATAAAATAGATATGGGATCTGTATATTAAATTCAGTACAGTAAACTACAGTATAGTTCCAATAAGATATAGTATAAGTAAGACCAGAATGATTTTTATTCAATAGGTCTATATTTGACTGTATTAGATTTTTAAACTTCGCGGTACGCGATTTTGTATTAGTTTTCCTTATTTAATTATACCCCATTTTATTAAATTTGTACAATTAATTTTAAAGGACCATTGTACCTTTTATAAATTTTGACCAAAATTAACACTATCATCAATACGATTTTCTAAATCTTCTCTAAGTTCTTCAAATTTTGCTTTAATTAATTTCTCAGCTTTTTTACTTTTAAATTTCAAATGTGTTTCTTCAAATAATTCTCTAACTGCTGACGAAACTAAATCAATAACATCGTCAACGTGTCCCCTCATTTCGTCCATTTCACAATCAACTTGGTGAACAACATCACTTCTAGTTAGAATTTCACCATTAGTAGCTTTTGCAATTTTCACTAACTGTTTAATTTCTTCAATTTCATATTCACTTAAATTGTTATAGTCTGTTATATAATGGATATATTTCATGATGTACCTCCGTGGATTTTTATTTACTCACTCTTACTATTTAATTATACGCTATATTCATTATTTTGTAAAATTTATTTTAGAACCACATACCCATTTCAAAGTTCTAGTTTATAGAATAATAAGGTTTCTTTTAAACTAGAAAGTGCTTCGTCTTTAGTTGAATAAGTTTCTAATTTATTATCAACACAACCCTCGCAATAATGAAAACCAAACTCATCTTTAGTTAAATATAAAGTACCAGCTTCATTATATTCATCTATCACACTTATTTTTTTAATTATTTTCATTTTAATTTACCTCCAAAATAAATTATTTTAATAATTCTTTTAATTCATTTCTTAATTCTTCATTACTTTTAAGTTCTTTTTTGAATGTTGACCAATTTGCCATTTCAATATGTTTTGTAAATTCACATTTATCATTCAGTGCAAAAAATTCTAATTGATCTTTAATATAGTCATCAGTTTCAATTGAAATAGCACCTTTAAATTTATCTTTTGAAATTGAAGAAAATGAAACTTGATTTCTTCCACCATCACAATTTTTAAACCAAATATAAGTATCATCTGGATCGATTATTCCTAATTTCACCATTAATTTAACTTTTGGGAATAAACTTCTTGCGATTCTTTCTAAAGATTTGTCTTTACAAAACCAATCGTAAAAACTCCAACAGTTATCGTTGTTTAAAATATTTTTGTCATTACTTTCCATAATTTCTCTTATTGATTTTCTATTCATTTTGTTACCTCCGTTGGATTCTTTTTTCTTACTCACTCTTACTATTTAATTATACCTTGTTTCTACCTTTTTGTACAATTTATTTAAAAGACCAAAGTACCTAATATAGGGTTCACGTATATTGAAAAGTAATATATAATATATTAATAAGAAATAAATAAACAGGAGGATAAAGCTAATGAAAGAAATAAAACAGCTGGCATGGGTTGAAAAATACAGACCAGAAGAATTAAAAGATTTAATTTTACCAGATAAGTTAATTACTTTATTTGATAAAATTCTAAAAGGTGATGACAAACATCCAAACATGATATTCTATGGAAATCCCGGAACAGGAAAGACTTCCGCAGCAAAGTTGTTAGTTAAGAATTTGAATGCAGAATATTATTTTCATAATGCTTCAAAGTCCGGACAAAATGGAACGGTCTCAATCAATGCTATATCTGAATTTATGGGATACCAACCAAATATAGGTAAATATCATGTAAAGTATATTATTTTAGATGAGTGTGATTTTATGACACCAAATGCTTGGGCTTCTTTAAGAGGTGTAATGGAAACTTTACCGGGACATGTTAAATTTATTTTAACTTGTAATTATATTAACAAACTTCCGGAAGCTTTGAAATCACGAGCAGTTCCAATTGAATTTGGAAAATGGAATTCTAGAAATGAAGCACTAAAGAAATTTGTTGGAAGAAATCTATCTATATTAAAAAATGAAGGTATTCCAGTTAAAAATCCCAAAGAGTCATTAGTTTACTTAGAAAAATTCTTACCTGATTTTAGAAGATCTATTGGTGAATTACAACTTCAATCAATGGTTAATACTGAAATAGATTTTAAAGAATTAATCGAATCTCAAAACTTCAAACTGGAAATAGCAATAGATACACTTGTGACTTTATTCAAAAATAAGAATGTAAAATTCAAATTTGTTAGACAATGGATTGCAGATAATCAGAATTCTTTTAATATGTTGGATAGTTTAGAACCTTTGTATGACTCAATATTTAACAGATTAGAAGATATGTTTGAAAATGATGATTATATTGCAGAAGGAGTTTTAGTTGTATATAATTCTGTTGTTGAAGAAAAAAATGTATTAAATAAGATCCTAGCTGTGACTGCAACTTTAACTAAACTGTCATTATTAAAAATTCAGGAGATCAAAAATGGATAAATTAAGTTATAAGAAAGTCGCCATTTTGGCTGATATTCATGCCGGAAGGAAAAACAACTCACATTATTTTTTAAGGGAATTAGAAAAATATTTATATAATACGTTTATCCCTAAAGTTAAAAAGGATAAAGCCGAAGCTATTTTTATATTAGGTGATTTGTTTGAAAACCGAAGAACTATTAATGTAATAGTTTTCCATGCGGTATTAAAATTTATAAAAGCATTAGAAAAATTAGATATACCAATTTATTTATTTATTGGAAACCATGATCTTTATTTTGCTAATAGTTTTGAGAATAATTTATTAACTTTAATTCAACCCATATCAAAAAACATTATTATCGTTGATGATTTTATTGATGTTGAAATAAATGGAATGAGGTCTTTACTTTGTCCATATATTATTAAACATAATATAGTTGAATTTAAAAATCGCTTACGAGATGAATATGATTATATTTTTGGTCATTTTAATATTCTAGATTTTTATACGGGGTTATCTTCAATTAAAATTCAAGAAATGAAAAAACATTCAGAAGAGTTTTCATTATCAGATTTTAAAGTAAAAAAAGGATTATATTCTGGCCATATTCATTTCCATCAGAACAAAGGAAAAATAACATATATCGGATCACCACTTCAATATTCTTTTGCACATGTTGGACGAGAACAAGGTGGGATTATTCTAACTATGAAATCAGGTAAAACTAAATTTATAAAGAATGAAACAGATTTATACTTTAAATTTTTTATTGAAACACAAGAGAAATTTGACTGGGTAAAAGAAAATCTAGATAAGTTTAAAGGTAAATTAGTTAAAATATATTTTACAGAGAAAACCCCAGAAATTTTGAGATTGAAAGTACAAGATTATTTTACTTTATTGGGAACAGAATTCCAATTTTTCGATATGATTGATTTTCAAAAAGATGATGATTATGAAAATGAAGAATTATCACAACAACAAATTTTAAAAACTATATCTGAAGACAGTATTTCCGGATTTATAAATGAATTATTATTACAAAATGATAGATTATCTGATGAAGAAAGATCAGATATTCATGATACTTTTAATGATTTATTTGTTGAAGGAAAAAAATTATTAGACGAAAGAAATAGAAAAAATAAATTTCAAGAGGATGAGGATTAAAAATGGAAAAATTTACATGGAAAAAAGAATTTACTAGTTGTTCAAAGTGTCCATATTTTGCACAACTTTTTATTATGAAAGGATCCAAACAAGAATTTGAATATTATACATGTTTATTAGAACAGGATAAAGTTTTAAGTATCACAAAAAGTTTAATCTGCATTCCTGGCGATTGTTTATTACGGGCTGACCATGACATTAAAATTACAAAGGAGCACTGTCCTCTATGAAAAAAACATTACCAGCCAATCTCCAACCTTGGACTTGGGCTAAAATAATTTGTCAAAAACAATTGACATTAAAAGAGATTCAAGAAGATTATGAATCTAAACTTATATTCGAAAATCAATTTGTCCCTTATATGATTTTTCAGTATTTTTCTAACGATGTTCATCATAATATGCTAGTTAATGAACTAAATATTAATTTTGCATTGGCAAATAAACCAGAGTATTTATATAAGTATTTGTATAGAATTATACCAAAGAATAAAGATTTTGTTAAATGGATAAAAGCAACTAAGTTATCAGAAAAGAAATTGGTTATGAATGAAATTGAATGGGATGAGATATTTCCGGATATGCCATATAAAAAGTTTGATAGGAGGATAATGGAATATATTCAAGAAGAGCTTAAAGAGCTGTTAAAAGATATACTAAAATCACTTAAATAAATTATTATTATAAATAAGTAAGTAAGGAGTTTTACGTTATGCTAAATGCAATTTCCCTATCCCGTGCATTTAATTTTATTCCTAAATCAGTAAAGGAATTAAAAGAAAATAATGCGGGTGTTAACCTAATCAATTTTTATAAATTTTTAAGAACTATAGATAAAGATGAAAAACTACCAATAGCTATAAGTTTAACTAATATGAAGTTTTTTAAAATAAGGAGAAATTTCTTTTATAATCCGACGGTTAAAAAACAAATATCTAAAAAAATACAAAACAATATTGGTATTAATCTTAAGAAGAAATTTAAATATAAAGATATAACCTTCGTTTTTGGTGAAGGATCTAGAGGTTTCCGCGGTTGTAATAATAGGGGATTGGCGCTAGAAGGCTTGGTAATAAACGATATTTCAGAATGTATGAAAGGAACCACAAATTTTAAACTGGGTAAATTTAGTGAAAAATTGTCCGGATTGGTTGATACCACTAACATTAAGGAGGTTCTTCCAGAAGGAGCTTTTAATAAGAGGCGTAAGCTTTCCATCACTAAAGATAAACTAACTCTTGGAACAGGCCAAAAAAACATAGGTAAAATTGTAACTGATGTCACAATTAAAGATAATAACGATAAATTGTATTATTTGTCAATTAAGAAATCAAAATCTGTACAATTTGCTAATATTGGAATAACTAAGTTTATAAAAGAAAAAGAAATAAAACAAGGTAGAATAAAAAATGAAGAAGGGAAAAATCTTCTAAATTTCTTCGGTATAAATAATATAAAGTTCACTAGAATATTTAATAATTATGCCAGAATTAAACTGACAAATGAAGAACCTTTATATGATAAAGCAATAATCGATGATGTTACAGATAAAGTAAATTTGGAAGCTATTAGCGAATTTTTAAAACAAGGTGTTGGTTATGGATTCATCTATTGTCACCAAATAAAAGATAGTTGGAAAGTTATGAACATGACTAGATATAAGATGAACACTTTAACTGAAATAAAATCCGTTAAAGTAAAATACCCAGCAAAAACAAAAACTTGTTATGTTTACATAGAAGCCAATGGAATAAATTATACAATATCATTAAGAAATGCACATGGAGGACTTTATCCAAAAGGTCTTTATATAGGTTATACATTTTTATAAAAGAGGAGATTAATGCAAATGAAAATAGAAAAAATGATGATAAATAATATCAAGTCTAGATTGAAAGAATCTTATTTACAAGAAGCAAGGTATACATTGAAAGGAAAAAATATTGAAAGATTATCTGACGGATTGAACGGAAATATTGTCGGAGAAGAATTATACGGAAAAGGTTATAGAATAGAATGGGCAAATGGTAAAACCCAAAAACTTGGAAGGAGTACAATTTTAAATCAAAAAAGATATACAATTACGGATAAATAATATTAACCAAAAGGAGTCACATAATGACTAATAAAAACAAACTAGTTCTATCTTATGATGATTTAATTACAAGAGATGATGTACGAGAATATTTATTAAAACCTAAACAAGTAAATGTTATACGAATAAAAACGGAAGGAACTGTTATATTAATAGAGGATAAGGAAATAAATGTTAAACCCGGAGAAAATATAGTTTTATATTTATCTGGTGATATTAAAATTATATCTAACGAAGAACTTATAGAAACATTAATGGCTATGTAATTAAGGAGAATAATATTAAATGAAAACTAAAATTAGTATCAAAGAATTTAAAATAAGAAGCTTAAAAGAAACAATAACAAGAAACCAGTTGGATAAATTGGAAGTTTATTTAGACGCATTATTTAATAATGTTGGACTTGACATTAATTTTACTTCACATTTTATAGATAGAGTTAATGATGAAAGAAATGGCAAACCAATTCATCTTGGCGAATTAGCTGACATATTCCAAATGCTATATAAAAAACATGGTGATAAAATAAAATCTATAGGTGATAAAGGCGAAGCAGTTTTGAAACAAATTCAAACTGATATTAATATACCTTTTGTTTTAAACTATGATAGAAGAAATAACGAATTTGATTTTATAAGTAAAACCGTAATGAGAAAAAAGAATTTTAAATCTTATAATCCAACCGTTGCCGTATAAAGGAGAAAATAATGAATATTTTAGAAACTATATATAAAGGGGAATGGGCTTCATTTTTAAAAGATAGAACTTTCGGGTACGAGTTTTTGATTGCTCATAGACAAGCGGTGTTTGTTTTGGCTGTAATAGATGGAGAAAAAATTATAATCAGAAAAGAACCCGTTCCCGCATTTCATTATTTTAATAATAACGGAGAACTTTTACCAGAACAAGAAATGGATCAATATTATACTCTTCCGGGTGGTGGAGTCGAATTGGATTTAGAACACATTGAAAATATGTCGGACGCTCATTATAAAGAAATTATTTTGGATAATGCTGAAAGAGAATTATATGAAGAATCTGGTATAAAATTAATAAATAAATCCTTTGGAGATCTTGATCGAGAACACAGACTTAAATTAATAGGTCCAATGTTTGACTCTAAAATGAATACATTTAAAGTTTCTTATATTTTAGTTTATTTAAATTCTGATGAAATAGAAATTAAGATACCACCAACAGACGGAACCAAAGGTGAAAAAGTTTCTAAGAATTATATGTTACCAATAACAAAAGAAAATTTAACTGATATTAGAGAAATGGGTGATATTGGTATAAACCTTTTAGTTTCTGAATTAGAAAACGATTTAAAATTTGAATTTCATGAAAATAAATATAAAGATATTGTAAATGAAAAACTAATAATGTTAGAACAATCAGCTGGATCCGAATTTTCTTTATTACTCGGAAGGTTCCAACCATTTACTAATGGTCATTTGAAATTAATAAAAGAATTATTAAGTAAAACAAATTCTACTATAATTATTGGTGTTGTTGAAGGAAAAAAATCTTCACAGGATAAGGAAAAAAATCCACTGAATTTTCAACAGAGATCCCAACTAATTAGTCAAGCATTAGATAAGGAAAATATTCCATATATCGTAATGAAATTTGAAGATGGATATTTACCAACTATAATTGAAACTATAAATAATAATATGGGTAAGGTAAAAAGATTATTCATGAGTGCCGGATCAGATCGAATTGAAACCTACACTAGATTATTAAATAAAGCTAAAGAAACTAATGAAGATCTTGAGTATGAACTTGTTGAAATAGAAAGAGGTGATGAAGCAATTTCCGCCACAAAAGTTAGAGATGCAATTAAATCAGATGATTATGAATTCTACAAACAAAATGTTCCGATCGGAATTCAATCATTGGATACATTTGAAAAACTCAAGGGGATTTTATTATTCAATGACTAATGACAAAAGAGTGATTAAACCAATAGAGTTAATTAAAGGAACCAATAAGGTTCTTAAAATTTTTATTCATAAAGATCTAATTAATAAAATGAATAATGTAACTTGTGTTATTAAAGATGATAAAAAAATAATTATAAGAATAACTGGTATTTTAAGTAAAACTTCACGGAATAGATTTTATTATAAATTTTTATTAGACCATAGTCAAACTATTTTATTGAGTGTAAAATTATATGAAATAAATATTAAAGCCAGAATTAATGGTAAGATTAAATATTTTGAATATCATAAAGGTAAAGATTTATATCTTGACGTACGAGAGGATATTTATGGTTAGAAAGAAAAGAGGAAAACCACATTATAAACAAGGAATGTTTACACCATATTTTCCTGAAAAATATTTTGGTGATGTAACAAAAATAAAATATAGATCTGGATTGGAAGAAAAGTATATGCGGTTTTTTGATACCAATTCTAGTATATTAGAATGGAATTCAGAGGAAGTTATCGTAAAATATTGGGATGAAACTACACAAAAGAAAAGAAGATATTTTGTAGATTTTTATATAAAATTAAGAACAAGATCCGGAGAAATAAAGAAATTCTTAATAGAAATTAAACCATTTACACAGACGTATCCAAAGAAATTGAAAACAGAATATGCCAGAGTTCAATACTACAAAAATGTATGCAAATGGCAAGCAGCGAAAATTTATGCTAAAAAATTAGGTATGGAATTTATCGTACAGACTGAGAGGGATATTTAAATTATGGCTAAAAAAACAACAACCACTACTACAAAACCATTACAGTTTCCACAAGGATTGGAACGATTAAATATGGTATTCCTTCAATTTATAGCAAGGGACGTAAATATTACCCACCATCCCGTTGATGTTGGACAATCCGCTATTACTGGAAATGATTATGGTAAAAAAGTTTCTACTATATATTTACCATTAACTAAAGCTATCCCAACAAATTTATCTATTGACTGGTCTTCACCACAACAAGTTGCTAGAAATGCTGAAGAAATTAAAAGAATTGGACGAACTAAAATTAGAGCTAAAGTTGGGGAAGTTCTTGAAAGAGGTGTTGCTAAAGTAATTGGAACATCAACAGAAGGAACTGGAAATACAAGTACGAACATTTCGGATCTGGTTAAGAATACGGTTGCAGCTAATTTAAAATTAAATGTGGCACCTTCTTTAGCACAATTATTTGAAGGAGTTTCTTTCAGAAGTTTTTCATTCGAATTTCTTCTAATTCCGGCAAATGAAAAAGAAGCCAATTCTATTTTAGATATAGTTAGAGCTTTTCAATATTATTCATTACCACATTATACAAGTAATAAATCCAAACTAATTTGGCCTGCTCAATGGCAAGTAAAATTGATTAAACCCGGAACAGCTAAAGTTTCAGTACCTGGTAAACAGGATTCTGTAACAGTTGATAAATTAGATGAAATTATGACATTCCAAAATTTAGTTTGTACTAATGTCGATGTAACTTATGGTGGACAAGAATATTATTTTTATAAAAACGGTCAACCAAATGAAATAACTTTAAGTTTGAAATTTACTGAAACTGATTATTTGACAAGAGATCGATTTGATAAAAAATAGGAGAACTTTAATTAAATGAAATATTTTATAAATCTAGAAACTATAACCTATGAATTAAATGAAGGTGAAATAATAACTATTAAAAATTTATTTAATAAGTTATATTTTCAAAATTTAGTCTTACCTGCTCCTGATTATTTGGAAGAATATATTATATTAGAAGGAGAAACTCCAGAACAAGTTTCGTTTAAGTATTATGGAACAACTGATTATTGGTGGATTATTATGATAACAAATAATATAAGGGATGTTTTTTATGACTGGCCAATGGCTAATTCTGAGGTTAGAGAATACGCTACAGAAATGGCAATAGTATTTCCGACAGATACAGATTATAACGTATCTACATTATTAACGGAAAATGATAATAAAAGGTTTATAAGTGTATTAAAAGAAGAATATTTAAATATTTTAATATCTGATTATTTAACACAAAAATCTATGGGAGCGGTTATAATAGAATAAATTATGCAGAATACTTACTTAAGATATAAAAAAGTTGAATTAATAAAACCAGAAATAACCTATGATGTAACTTCACTTATAGCAAAAGTTACAATTAGTGAATCCATTACCAAAATTATACCGGAACTAGAATTAATATTAAACAGTGATTTTGGTGTTTTGGGTGGAACTAAAATGGGGGCCAATGATATTATTAGAATTACAATTGAGGATAATTTTTCAAAAGGTGGAACTGAGTTATATGAGATAAATGATTTTAAAATAGTTTCAGAACCAGGAACTGGTGATATTCGTTCAAATAAAAATAATCAAATTATTATAACATGTTACCCAATATATTCCAGGTGTTTTAATAAAATAAACCTATATGACAAATGGGAAGATATGGGTGTAAAAGAAATATTTGATAAAATATTGCCAACTGAATATAAAATTGCATTAACTGCAACTGATATTGAAGACTCAAAAAATAAAATGACACTTACTTCTTGTAAACCTATTAACTTTCTTTTTGAATTTTTTAAGAATAATGCAATATCTAGTACAACTACACCTTACTTATTATTACTTAAACATAATTTTAATATTGAAAACAAAGTTTTTACATATAAATCAATATCTAAACATATAACTGAAGGTATTAAAAAGTTGGGAACCTTTTATTTTGGTGATGATGATGAAAAAATAAATTTGCAAAGATTACAATCATTAAAAAATTCTTTGATTGTTGATTCAAGTAAAGAAGCAATATTAAAAGAAAATACTTTATATTTTAATAACTTAAGAAATAAAAATATACAGAAATTTGATTTATTTAAAGGAACCGTTGAAGAAACACCAAATTTTGATATAGATCAAATATCAGAAAATACCAAATATTTCCCGATTAGAACTTCTGATGAATGTTTAACTGAAAATTTAAATGTTATGACAGCAGATCTTAATCCGAATAATACAAACATTTCATTCTTTTTACATGATTATTTATTAAAAATGTTAAGTTTAAATACATATATTTTTGATGTAAATCCAAATATTTCTATTCACATTGGTGATATTTATAAACTTAGTTCAGCTATTGTTCAAACTCAACTAATTTTATCTGGATATTTTATGGTAATTGAAGTACAACATACTATGAATAATGAACAAGCCGAAACAGTTATAAGGGTTGTTCCAGTAGATCCAGGTTTTTTAAATCCAAAATATAAAGTAACAGAATTAGTTCCAAAACCATCATTGGGAGGTTTATTAAAAATATGAATAATATATTATACGGTATAGTTGAAGATAATGTTGACCCGAATAAAATGGGTCGGTGTAGAGTTAGAATAATTGGATTACACCCAAAATCAAGAACTAAATTACCAACAACAAAGCTTCCATGGGCAATTCCTTTAATGGGATTGAATTCTGATATTAATAATAATAATTATACACCCCCTGTAAATGGAACACCCATTGCTGGATTTTTTCAAGATAAAACATTACAGACATTTCTGATGATAGGAGTTTTACCAGTTAATTTTGAAAGTATTCCAGATAAATCCGAAGGTTTTTCTGATCCGGATGGAATTTATCCAAAAAGAACCGGTCCAACAACAAATAAATTGGCAGACGTTTCAACATCAGCCAGCACAATTGTAGATACTAAAAAAGCTGATTTGTACAGTGGAACTTTTTCTGAACCAGTGACCACATATAATGCAAAATATCCAAACAATAGAGTTTTTGAAGATACAGCCGGAAATATTGTAGAAATAGACGCGACTCCAGATGCAGAAAGAATACATGTTTATCATAAATCCGGAAGCTTTGTTGAATTTACAAATGATGGTGTTGTTATTAAAATTAAAGGAAAAATGTTTGAGATTTCTGGTGAAAAAAATATAAGTTGTGATAAACTTCAAATGGATATAAATGGTGATGCAAATATTAAAGTTTCTGGTAATTTAGAAATTGATGCAACTCATACTAATGTAAAATAGTTAATTTTATATACATTATAAATAATATTAAATAATAGGTGTTTTTAGTGTATATAGGAGGAACAACAGATGACTAAAAAATTAGCCGGAGTGCTTGATGTAGAAGAAACAAATTTGGACGAAGTTAAAGAAAGAGTTTGTAAAACAAAAAAACCAACACCAAAAAGTGGAAAACCAGTTACAATACCAACTGATAAAGTTGTTGATACCAATTCAGTTGAACAAGTATTTAACAAGGATTCAGAATTATATAAAAATATAATAAATGATAACGAAGAACTAAGACTTCAATCCAAAACCACTCTTAGTCATATAAATTTATTACTAGAATTATTAATGACTCAAATTAATACTGATCCAAAACCTGAATTAATAAAAGCTTTTTCTGGTATTCTTAAAAATTTCAATGATATTTCAAATTCTCTAGCCGAAAGAAATACCACAATGTTTAAATATGAAGTAGAATTATTTGAACAAAAACTAACAATCCTTGATGAATTTTTTAAAGCAAAGTTAACTCAAACAGATGAAAATGGTAGAGGTCTTGATGTACAAGAAAAAATAGGACTAGAAGATCTAATTAGTAAAATATCAAAACAAATGAATAAAAAAGGAAGAAAATAAAATGTCCATTAATTTATTCAAAAAAAATGACTCTGAAAGTTTTTATAAACCTGAAAATTTCTTTATGGGAATATATGGTTTAAAAAAATATGGTGTTAAATTAGATTATACTGAAACCCAAATAAAAGAGTTAATGACTTGTATTGAAGATCCATTTTATATGGCCGAAACTTATATGAAAGTTCTGGGTACTGAAACGGGTATGATGGTACCATTTAAATATAGGGATTACCAAAAAGAAATGATTAACACAATACATTCAAATAAATTCACAGTTATATTATCTTCTAGACAATCTGGAAAAACTAAAACTTTAGCTTCTGATGTTGTAAGATATATAACTTTAAATAAAAATGCTGTAGTATTAATTATAGCACAAAAAGAAAAACAAGCTAAACAAATTTTGGATGATGTTAAAAGATTATATATTGAATTACCATTATTTTTACAAAATGGAATTGTACAATGGAACCAAACTAATATAAAATTAGAAAACGGTTGTACTGTAGAAATTGAGGCAACCACTGCCGATTCAGCTAGGGGTAAAACTGTTTCATATCTTATTTTGGATGAATTTGGAATTGTACCGAAAAACATAGCCGAAGATTTTTGGTCCGCGGTAAAACCAACTATTTCATCATTGACCGATTCTAGAGTTGTTATTACTTCAACACCAAAAGGTATGAACCATTTATACGATATTTATATGGGAGCTAAGGCCGGAACAAATGGATTTGCTCATTTAAAATATACTTGGGAAGACGTACCTGGAAGGGATGAAGATTGGAAACGGGAACAATTGGGTAGTATTACCAAACAAATGTTTAATCAAGAATATAATTGTGACTTCCTGGGAAGTACAGGTACACTTATTTCAGGAGAAGCTTTATCCAATATAGAATATTTGGATCCAGTTGAAGAAACTGAAAATTTAAGAACTTATGAAAAACCAATAAAAGATTTAACTTATATTATAACAACTGATTCAGCTTATGGTGGGGAAAATGATTTTTCTACATATACAGTTTTTAAAATAATAGGCCAAAGGTATGAACAAGTTGCAGTTTTTGCATCCAACGAAATAGAACCAGATGTTTTTGCTACTTATATTTATAAGTCAGCCTGTGCTTACAATATGGCAAATGTTATTTGTGAGTGTAATGATATTGGTTATATTACAATTACAACTTTATTAAATGAATTAGATTATCCAAACGTTTTGCATGTTTCAGAAATAACAAGAAGATCTAAAGGATTCTCATTGGGATTAAAAATGACAAGTAAAGTTAAAACTGTTGGTTGTTCTACACTAAAAGATCTTATTGAGAATGGTTATTTAATTATAAGGGATTTTGATACATTGAGAGAACTTTCTGTTTTTGTAAAAAGACATAATTCTTATGCAGCGGATTTGGGTGAACATGATGATTTAGTTATGAACTTAGTTGCATTTGCTTATTTTACTTCAACAGAAATGTTTAAAGATATTGCCAAATTTACTAGAGAAGATTACTTACAAAATAGATTAGATAAAAGACATATAGATTTAAAAGAAGAATTAAAATTATTTCAAAGTGCACCAGGTTTTGAAACCCCATTTTTGAAAGATTTATTCTAATTAAAAGGAGAGCTATAGTATTATGAAATTTGACAAACAGAACTTTAAAGAGAATTTATTTGATTTTGCCGTAAACAATAACTTTTGTAAATTTACAGATCATGTTGAACTAAAGGAAATAATGTTAGAAGCGCTGGTTAAAAAGAAAGGTTTGTGTCCTTGTATTTTAAACGGTAAACCAGAAACTCATACTTGTCCTTGTAAAGAAATGGAAATAAGTATCAAAGAAACAGGTCAATGTAAATGTGGTTTATTTATAAGTAAAATATAAAAGTATTATAAATAATATTAATTAAGAAAATAAGGAGAAATACAAATGGGTATAGAAATTATTTCAGAAAATAATGGATTAGTTGTCGAAGCTATTGATGTAAATACTTTTTCAATCAGTTATACAATGGATAAAGCTAGAAGCACAGAAGTTAACTTATATTATGATTATACAAAAGGAGATGAAACTGCATGTAATATTACTTTTAAAGTTTCTGATCCAGATTTTTATTCAACAGTTGTTGGAGATATGTTGTTTGAATTAAAAATGTTAGGAAGTACAAACATAACAGAAGATTATTTGATTATTGTCGCAGCAACAGAAGTTGGAAGAATTCCGATCCCAACATCATTTACAGAAGATAAATTGGTTGCAATAGTTGATTTAGCTGGTGGAACTGAAGGTGGACAAGGAACTTTCAAAATAGGAATAAAAGAAAATTCCGTTAATTTAAGAAAAGCTGAATTTAAAGAATAATTTTTAAAAGGGGAATAATTATATGGGTTCAAATAGTTTTCATACATTTACAGCAAAGTTAGATGATGTAGAAGGAAAAATAATTTATCCTAGTGAATTAATTACTGGAACGGGTTCTTTTTCTGGTGATGTTGATATTACAAAATCAAATCCATTGTTAAAGATGGATGACGGAACTAATTCTCTAGCTTTTCAAATGTTAGACTCGGATCACAGATTTAGAATATATGATTATAATCTAGCAAAAGAACCTTTAGTTATAAACGCAATAAATTTTCAAGTTTTAAATGCAATAGAAGTATAACTTATTAAAATAACATATAATAAAAAGAGATTTCTTTTACCAGATTTCTCTTTTTTATTATATAAGTCTTATAAATAATATCGTAAATGAAAGAATAATATCAATTTTTATACAAAGGAGAAGTTTATGCCAATTACAGATAGTTTTTATAGTTTTTTAAAGAAATTAAATACAGGAGCCGGAGGAACTGGTGCTGTTGACTCAGTAAATAGTAAAACTGGTATTGTTACATTAAATTCTGGTGAAATTCCAGAGGGAACAAATAAATATTATACAGACCAAAAAGTTGCAGATTATTTAACTGCAAATCCAGTTTCCGCTCCGGTTGACTCAGTAAACGGAGAAACTGGTGTAGTAGTTTTAGATACAGATGATGTAACTGAGGGAACAAATAAATATTATGATAAATCTCAAATGTTACAAGATACTGCTTCTGCAACAACAGACCCTAACGGATTTTTAAGCACAGGTACAAATGTAGATATTACTTTTAGTGAAACTACTAGATTATTAACTGTAACACCAACGGGTACAGATTATACAATTTATCACACTGGTACCGAAAGATTAATTAATTCAGTTAGAACAATTACAATTTCTACTGATTATGGTGCTCATTGGATATATTTAGATGGTGATGGAAATTTACAAGAATTTGTCAATCCAACTCACGACCAAACAGCTCAATTATTTACTTCACAAGTTCTTTGTTCTTATGTATTTTGGAATAATGAACAAAATAAAGCAGTTTTTGTAATTAAAGAAACTCACGGTTGTGCAATGTCTGGAGCAACTCATGGTACTTTACATAGAAATGTAGGTACCACTTATACTGGTGGTTTATCATTACAAAATTATATTAATGAAGGTGATGGTGATTTAGATATTTCTGCTAAAGTTGGAATAACCGATGGAACAATAATGGATGAAGATATTCACCATTTATTATCAGAGGGTACATCAAACCAATTAATGAATGCAATTTTAAAAGCACCAATTTTATATAAATTAGGTTTAAATGGAATTTATACATATTTACCAGCAACTGATTTTGTTGTAACGCCAACTGGTACCGGAAGATTGGCTTATAATGATGTTGATGCAAATGGTACTGGAAATTGGGGTTTATCAGAAGTTGCAGATGGTCAATATATGAACATATATTTAATGGGTACTCCCGATGTAAGAACTCCAGTAGTTTCATTACTTGGTCAATATACCTATGGTAAAGAAAAAGATGCAAAAAATGCTATAGAATTAAGTACAATGAATTTAGAAGGTCTTGAAATATCAGAATTTAAATTTTTATATAAATTAACATTTAGAACAAGAAATGCTTATAATAACGCTGTAAAGGCTGTTCATCATTGGAATCCTACTAGTGCAGATTTAAGAAATATAATTGTAGGTGAAAGTACAATTTCTAATTTTACTTCAAACCATAATGATTTAGCAAATAGAGATGTAGAAGATTCTCATCCATCTTCAAGTATATCTACAGAAGTTACAAATTTTGATGGTATATTAAGTGCAACGGAAGACGATGTTCAGAAAGCGTTGGATGCATTGGACGATCATGGTCATACCGATTTACATACTCATTCAAATGATACAATATTAGATAATACAACTGCTAGTTTTACAACAACATTAGAAACTGCAATTGGTACTAATACTACAGATTCACATACTCATACAAATGAAACTATTTTAGATAATACAACAGCAAGTTTCACAACAACAATAGAAACATCAATCGGGGAAAACGTGACACATAGTGCGATAGCAGCGGGCAACCCACATAGCGTAACTGGCGCAGAAACTTCATATGATGATACAGAATTTTCATTAGGAGTAACTAATGTTCAAGATGCTATTGATGAAGTTATAACAAATGTAGTCGGAATAGAATCCGCTAGAGATGTTATAATATCTGGATATATATCCTATTATAGAGATCATACGGATGTCTCAGGTTTAGTAACTGGTGATCGAATAGTTACAAGTTTAACATTTGGTGATTTTGAAGCTGAAGATATTTTAGAATATACAGGATCGGGTTGGGACTTGATATTAAGACCGACCGGCGGAGAAAGTGTTGTAATGTTACCAATGAATGCTATGCTTATTTTTCAATCCGGAGAATGGGTTCCAACCGGAGCACAAGGTGTTTTTGATGGTGATGATAATTTCCTCACTGGTCAATTTATTAAAGACGCACTTATAACTAATCAAAATAGAGATTTTGGTTTCGTCATTGGTGCAAGAGATACAGATTTAGTATTAAATGAATATTCAGCAAAAATAAATTGTCCTTATGCTGGAACTATAAATAATATAAGATTAGCTTGTTCAACTGCTCCAACGGGTGCAAGTTTAATAATTGATATTTTAAAAAATGGAACTAGTATTTATCCAACGAGTACGAAACCTACAATTGCAATTAGTGCATTATCAGGTTCAGGTTTTGTTCCGGATACAACAGCAATCGCAATTGGTGATATTTTAGAATGTAAAGTAACACAAATTGGAAGTACAGTTGCAGGAAGTGAAGTAACAATAATAATAGAATCAAACATTTAAGGAGAAATAAAAATGTATAATATAATTTTTGAAAAAGCAAAATATAATTCAATAAAAGGTGAATATACAATATGGGCTGGTTATCAAGAAGATGATGGCCCTATTATACCTTGGAATTTTGTTATAAAATCCAGATATGACAATTTAACGGAAGCGATATTAACACAGAAAACTAAAGATGCTTTAATAATGAGAAATACTGATGTTAATTTAAAAATTTCGGGTGCAATAGTTTTACCTACACCTTCACCAGAAATTTCACCAGAAGATTCAGAATTGGAATTAACTAAAATGGATTTAGAAATTGAAGTTTCAATATTGAAAGAAAAAATAAAAGAAGTATTAACTGATTTAATGACTGAAGATGAACCATTACAAAAATTATCAGAAACTTTAAATACAGGTGGTTTATTAACAGCGGAACAAATAACAGATTTAAATGCTAAAATTAAAGTAAAAATTCAAGTAAAAATGACAGAATATTTATCACTTAAAACAGAATATGAATTGAAGAAATTAGAACTTATTAATTTAAACATAGCATAAATAAAAATATTAAATAGTGGATAGGAGAATTTTATGGCTTTTGATTTTGAATCACATATACGGTCACATTATACATTAAATAAAACATATACTGATAAAACAACCAATCAAATAGATATGCGTTCAGACGCCGGATTACAAAATAGATGGTCAACCAATAATGGTTATCTTCATAGAATCCATTATTCTACAAGTGATTATCTTAGAATACCACCAGAATCAATGGCAGAAGACCCATCTGTTTCTGGTAGTCATGCTTTTTCTGGGGCAGTAGCAATATATTTTAATCCAATAGGAAATTTGAATCAAATAATTATACAGAAAAATTTATTATTTGAAATAAAAACTTATGGTAATTTAGTTAGATGTAGAAGTTTAGGCGCTACTAATTATAACACATATTCGGCAACAGAATTAATACCATATCAATGGAATTATATCGTGTGGACTAGAGCAAATTATTCTAATGCTCCGATTAAAATATATTTAAATGATTTTAGTTCAATGGGTCCTGGATCTTTTAATAACATATCAAGCACTAAAGATTGTTTAATTGGTACTTCAGCATCAGATGATATTAATTATTTAATATCACCAATTGCAAATTTAATAACATTTACTGGTTATGAAGTTTTAAGTACACAAACTGAAATTGAAGGATTAATGAATTATATTAAAATGCCCATAAAAACTTCAATAGACCAGAATCTTTTATATGCTTCATATTTCGATGGAAGTCCGGATTCTTGGTGCATAGAGGGTAATCATCCAATAACTAATACTGCAACATTAGATACCGACAAAGATGGTGCATTAAATAGTTGTTATACTTTTAATGGTTCAACATCTTATATGGAATTTGATAATGTTGGATTAAATGTGTCAAGAAGATATAAGAATACTACCGATATACAAGAGGACAGAGCAAGTTATTCGTTTTGGATGAAAACAACTTCAACTGTTGATTTTACACGTATTATAACTTTTGGTAATGGTAGCACAATTACTTCATTTGAAGTAAATTTTTATAATAATAAATTAATTTTTTCATGTAATGCATCAGCTATAACTGCAACTGCAGACGTAAATGATGGTATTTGGCATCATATTGTATGTTCTTATGATGGTATAAATATGAAATTATATATAGATAATGTATTAGATGGTACTAGACTTAAAACTGGCGATATACCTGGTTTTACTACGTATGAATTAACAATAGGTAGAAAATATGCAGGTAATTCAACAAATTCTTATATCGGAAGTTTAGATGAAGTTAGAGTTTATAATAAAGCATTAACATTAGATGAAGTTGATTACCTTTATGATTTAGGAGTTGCTAATTATAGAGATGATGATTATGGAGTAATTTTTAAATATAAAAATATAACAGATGGAAATATTAGTGGTACTGATGGTGTTATTAATACAACATGGACATCAACTGTTGATAAGAATGGAACTCCGAGTGAAGCTATGGATATGGATGGAACAAAATATGGTGGAGTTACAGACCCATGCTTATATGTGGATAGAGGTGCAGTTTCTATGTGGGTTAAATTTAATAGTTTTGTTTCTGGTACTGCCGAAATGCTGTTAAATGGAAATTGGAGAACTACAACAAACACTAACATAAATATGATGATATTTCAAATAAAAGATGGTTTATTTAGATTTTATGGTTCTACAGCAGGAACCGTAACTAAATTCCAAAATGGAGCTACATTTGCACATACTTTAGTTGCTGATGAATGGTATCATATTGTATTTTCTTGGGATATGAGTAAACAGTTGGCGAGTACTTATGTTAATGGAGATTTATTCACAACTTGTACTTGG